ATGGGTTCTGGTGTTCCCTCTGGTCTTCAAAACCAGTATGAGGAGTTAGGAGCTTCTTGGGTAGGTTCGATTCCTACACATTCCCGCCAATTAAACTATTATGTCTGACAAACACTGATTTGACGCCAATCTCAGCAGTGTTTGCCGGACTTTTTTATATATTAGAAGTTTATAATAGAAATTTTCAAAACCTAAGAAAGAGGAGTTTAGAAATGAAGGAATACAAGTTTGATTCTAAAATCTATGCATCAGAAGTAGGAAAAGGCGGTGCTTACGTAATCTTTCCCTATGATGTTCGGGAAGAATTTGGTAAAGGCCGTGTCAAGGTACGTGCGACGTTTGATGGTGTTGACTATGATGGAAGTATTGTGAATATGGGGGTAAAAAATGAGGATGGTAGTATTTGCTATATTTTAGGAATTCGAAAAGATATTCGCAAGGAGATAGGAAAGGATATTGGAGATGTGGTAGAAATTGTGGTTCAGGCGCTATAGATTAACTTAGTATATTTTCTCGTGTAATGCACAATATTGGAAAAATAAGACAATAAGAAAGAATGTAGAACGAAATACGTTTAATATTTTTTATTTTAGATGACTGTTTAGCTTCAAAAGTTATTGTTCGTGTTTTCTGCTATTTCTAAATTTATTTAAATAGAAATTGAATGCGTTAGGCTTATCTTAATAAGTCAAGATAAATAACCTCATGTCCAGATCTATTAAGAAAAAAACTGAAAACTTAATATTTTAGATGTTATAGTTGGTAAATGTTCATATTAAGTTTGCTTTTACTCTCCATACGTGGTAAGGTAACTAAGTAATACTTTGATATGTGACTAGTTGGTTATCTATATTTATTAAGATACTTTTTTATTACACGTCATTTTTTATTACAAATAAACACATTTGATGTGTAATTGGAGGTACTTTACATGAATAAAGGTACAGTAAAATGGTTTAATGCAGAAAAAGGTTTTGGTTTTATCACTGGTGAAGATGGCAACGATGTGTTTGCTCATTTCTCAGCTATTCAAGGTGAAGGTTTTAAATCTTTGGATGAAGGCCAAGCAGTGACTTTTGATGTTGAAGAAGGCCAACGCGGCTTACAAGCTTCAAACATTGTAAAAGACTAAAATTTGTTTAATTACGGATGACTAAGAAGATCGGAAACGATCTTCTTTTTTTAATATTTGAAGGAGGATGTTCACATGGCAAGCACTTATGGATTTAAATCTCCAAATCCCTCTTTTTTAGGGGAGCGCTTCTCGGTAGGCCAAGAGGTATTTTTCGAATATAAAAAAGAAACACAACGAGGCATTGTAAAAAATAAGTTGAATAACTCGGCAATTGTTCAAATCATAAAAAGCGAAACAGAGGATCTGAATGATTTCACAACAGTAATTAGTTACGATAGCTTAGTTGATCCGAAAACAGATTTTTAAAAATGAATGATTTTTCCTTGAACTAATTACGATTACTGACATGAAGATAGTTAATTGAAATCGCTCAAATAAACGACCCTAGCCTAGGATCGTTTATTTTTTATTCAAAAAATTCAAATACTCCAATCGTACCATTTGCTCGAAAAAGGATGCGGTAATTTTGATAGGATAACCCCTTTTCATACATTCTTGCATAGACTTTGACCGCATGCTCAAAGGACTCCTTATTTACTCCTAAAAACTCCGCACATTCCCATACGTTTGAAAAACGCTCTTTGTAGCAAGCAATAATATCTTCTGGAGTGACGACCAAGGTAGCGCCAATATCCCTTGCTCGTTGTTCTTGTTTTCGCTGCTCAGTCGTATCCTGACTTATTAGATCGCCTGAGCTAGTTAAATAATGGGCAATTTCTTCGGCAACCGTATCTGTCAGCTCTTCGGAGGTTTGACGAGGATTTAAGTAGACATGCTTGTCAATATACAATCCTTTTTGTCCATCTGGCATGGAAGGATCGAAAATATAGTTGATTCCCTGAAAACTGGCCATAAGTTTTTCTGCTTTATCCATCTGCTCAATCCTTCTTCACGTGCTTATGCTTAATAAAATCGATGTAATTCAAAATATCTTCCATCTGTTCCTCGGTCACTTCATCGTCAATATGAGCTGCGACAGTCATTTGTTTTGCTGAAAAAGAGTTCTTCGATTCTCGGCCATGCAAGTAGTCCAGCGAAACGTTAAAGAAGTCCGCAATTTTATTTTGTGTTTCAATATCAGGTGTTCGTTTTCCTTGTTCATAAGAAGCGTAGGTCGTTTTCGCAATTCCCAATTTTTTTGCCATATCAGTCTGAGTCAAACCAGGTGTTTTTTTTCTTAAATCCTTCAATTGTTGAGCAAACATAGACACACTCCTTTTCACTCTATAATAGCACGATTCGTATTAATTTATCTACAAAATAGAATAAATAAATTTACAAAGTACGCGAAATGTATTACCATTAATTTAGAAAAAATAGTTAACTACGTTTTTAAGCTATGTATCATTAAAATTAATCCGAAGTTCCCTGTAACCAGTGGGGAACGTTAGTTATTTTAAGGAGGAGAGACGATGGAGAAATGGAAGAAAGATTACTTGAAGGGCATCCTACAAGATTATCCTAAGATGGAAGACTATTACTTGGAAAGAAAAGAAAAGCTACTTTTGCATAATCAGAAGACACATCAACGAGCCAATACAGATACCAAGGATAAGAAGTTATTAATCTCAATTTCCCTTGATCGGCAACTGATTAACTTGGAGCGAAATCAGCGAATCATTTCTTTGTGTTTAGAAAATTCGACGGAAGAGACAAGAAAAATTATCAAATTGCTTTATATGACGAATCATCGAAAGGTTAATCTCGATTTGGTAGCTGATCAAGTTTTTTTAAGTAAACGGCAAGTCATTCGTTTACGGGATGCTTTTTTTGAAGAACTAGCCGAACATCTAGGGATATGATGTCTTTTTTTTGGCACTAAAACAAACATACGTTCGTATATAGTGTAAGTAGATCAAATGGAGGGGGATGAACAGGCAATATATTTGATGAATTTAACAGCGTGGGCTTTGATTGTTTGGAGGTTTTTTGACAGGTGGATTTCCTACTCTTTGACGGCTATAAGTTGTTCGTATAAGGAAATAAAGAAATTTCTGTAGAGTTTAACCCTTCTGAATGAAATTGAAGTCTAGATGGAGATAGATGATTAATTTTTAAAGGAGCGATGAAGCATGGATAACTTTATTTCAACAGTTCTTAACAACCCGGAAAGCATCGGATTTCCAGTGCTTTTTGTATTTTTATTAGTTTGGGTGATGAAGCAAAATAATGCACGTGAAGAGCGCTACTTGAACACGATCGACGATTTAACAGAGTCACTTAAACAAATTGAGAGAATCGAGACAATTGTCAATCGAATACGTGAAAGGATAGGTGAAAATGGATGAGATTTTGACACATATTTTGGCGACAGGGTTGAGCTTTGCACCGATCATGATGATCATAACAGAGGGTGTGAAGCAGACAAGATTAATAGCTACACGGTATTTACCAATAGTGTCATTAATTCTTGGCACAGGGTTAGGAGTAGCGATGGGGCTTCTTTTCAATCAATCGCTAGGGAAATTGGCGCTCGGAGGTCTTGTTGCTGGTGGTATGGCTTGTGGGTTGTATGATGCTACGAATAAATATGGACACAACAGAGAAAATCCCTGAAGACCTATTATCTTCAGGGATTTGTTTTTAGTTTTTCTCCGCCTTCACAATCAGCATCATGGGTCGGCGCATTTCATCCTTCATTCCAGGGATATCCAGCATATTCCCAGGCGGTATTGGTTCGACAATGCGTTTAATTTGAAAGTTATTCGTCATCAAATCATCTAAATAGGTGGTTAAAGTGCGATGATATTTCGTGATATTACTACCGAGAAAATGCGCGTTGCGCTTTCCTTCATAAAAGTAATTATCGACAGGAAAGTGTACAATCGTACCATTTGCATCATAAATCCAGTCTTGAGAACCTTCTGCCGTAAAAATCGGATGCTCAACGGAAAAAATGAATTGTCCGCCGGAAACCAACCAATCTGCCATATTTTTTGCCAATTTTTTGAAATCTTCAATATAATGGATTGCTAGGGAGCTAATGATGACATCAAAGCTATTCGGCTCAAAAGTGATTTTATCAATGCTGTCGTGAAGGTAGCAAATATTGTCAAAGGTATTTTTTTTGCATGCGACCTCTAGCATTTTTTCGGAGATATCAACACCAATGACTGAAGCTGCGCCGTGTTCTGCTGCGTAAAGACAATGCCAGCCATAACCGCAACCCAGGTCCAATACACGCTTTTTCTTAAAATCAGGCAGCAATCTTTTTAACGTCTGCCATTCGCCAGCCCCATCCAAGCCTTGTTGACTGCGAGTCATCTGACTGTAGCTTTCAAAAAATTTCTCATTATTATAAATGTTTTTCATTGTAATTCCTCCATGTAATTTGTATTTGGTTAAACTACATGGAGAAACTCTCTCTTATGTGCGATCATTGTTAGTCCTCGCTTTCGTTAGATTTCATTCATCCAATAGGTGCGATCAATCGGTTCGACGAAAATCTCGAATGCGATGGATTCGTTTTCAATAATATGAGTAATTCCATGAACCAGCAAAAATTTGTCAGGCTGTCTTAGCTGCAACGTGTCACCTACATTAGGAAGTAGTGTAAGATCAATGGTTCGTTCTTCTTTTCGAGTGAGGATATTTTTTAAACTAGCTTTATACATGTCTGTTCCTCCATTTGTACTTGTGTATCACAGTACATAGTTTAACACACAAAGACCGGAGAAAAAGAAGTGATTTTCGTTTAAAAAATCCTTTTCGGTAAAGAAAGAAGTTGAACTTCACCGTTCTCAGGATCTAGCTAGATAGTATCTCGTAAGTAGTCAAACTGAGAAAATGAGGACCGAAAAAAAGACCGGCCAAAGATGGCAACGGTCCACAAGTGAAAAAAACAAATTCTATAAAGGATGGGTAATACCCAGTTTTTACTATAATAGGAAAAGGCTTTCTTGGCAATTTTTTTGCTCAAAAAGAGCCGTCGCAGGGCAACGACGGCTGGAGTCCTGGGAAGGAACTCGG